AGTTCGTCATATCCCAGCGCAACATCTAATACTGCACCAAAAGCAGGCAGGGCAAATGCTGAATCCCTGTCGTCTAATTCCAAGGTCATTGTATCAGACACCAGACCGATTTCGTCCGATATAGTCAGCGACATAAGGCGACTTTGTATCAGTTTTGTTATGTCGTTATCGTCCGCTGAAATTTGATATTTTGGTTTCATTGCCATAACTTGATTTTGTTTTTGTTCGTATCTTGTATGATATCTGGCAGTGTGATTTTTATACCGGCAGGCAGGATAGCACCGTATTTAGCAAGATGTCTGTTTTGGGTTAAAACTTGCTCAAGAATGCCATCTGTTTTGCCATAGTGTCGCCATACTATGTAGTCCAATGTTTCGCCGTCTTTGCTGATATAAATTGTCATAATTTATCCTGTAAAAAAAACACCACTACTGTGGTGTTTTGGTTTTTGTCGTTAATGGTTAGTCTTTTAGCAACCAATCCAGAACATTCATTTGCTGTATCCCTTTATGATTTGTTTCTGGGGTTGCATCTGTGGTTAATAAATATTTCGGGTTGTGATCGCGTATTTTTTGCAGACCGCTAATTTCTCGTTCAAATGTGTCTGGGGCTTTGACAGTTTCTGCAACTTGATAGTATTCAGGACCGTTTGGACCAACAGCGACAAAATCTATTTCTCTTGAAACATTTTTATCTGATTTTGCATCGTACATATCCACCTTACCAACATATACTTTGTAGCCGCGGCGTATCAATTCTAAATACACTACATTTTCTAGTAAATGTCCGCTGTCTGTCAAAGGTTGTTTGTCCAACATTATGCGTAGGAAACCAGCATCAACCATATAATACTTATCCATTGTGCGCAGGATATTTGCACCTTTAATATCATATCTCTTTACCTTGTACAATAAATAACTATCAAGAAATGCATCTAAATAAGATTCTACTGTATGCGCATCTATTTTTGTTCCATCGCTGGTTAATATGTCGGATATTCTTTTGATTGACGTTGTTTTGCCAACTTGGTCGCCCATAAAGTGTAGTACGCGTTCCAGGCGACTTATATTGCGTATCTTTTTATTTTCTACAACATCTTTTAAAACAATGGTGTTATATATGTTTTGTATATATTCTCGGATTGCCATGGTGTCAAAGCTCTTGTCATCACGCATATTAAACACAAATGGGAATCCTGTTGTTTCCAAGTAATGTTGATACATTGTTTCCTTGGTGGCAACAAATGGATATGCGCTTACATATTCCTTAAACGATAATGGCAATACATGTATCTCTATATATCGTCCTGTTAATAATGTTGCCCATTGTCCAGATTGAAAGTGTGAGTTTGAACCGGTTAAGTACAGGTCTATATCCTCGTTTATAAACAGACCATCTGCGGCACGTTGGAAATCAGGCACCATTTGTATTTCATCTATGAAAACATAGTTTTTTTCGCCTTTAACCAATTTGCTATCTATAAAGTCAAACAGTTTTCGCCAATCCAGTAAATCCGAATTGCGCGGGTCTTCCATATTTAGTTTTATGATTTGTTTTTCTTTAACCCCTTGAGATAACAATTCGTCTTGAAACATTTTGAATAGCGTTGATTTTCCACAACGTCTAACCCCCGTCAAAATCTTGACGATGTGTTTGTTTTGCCATTTAGAAAGCTGTTCCATATATGTCGGACGTTGTATTAAGGCCATTTTTTATCCTTTTGTTCAGCACATTATAACATAAAACAAAGCCAACTTCAAGTTTTTTGAAATATAATTCAAAAACTCCGAAGTTTTGTGCTTTTTTGGGAATGGCATTCTTGATAATAAATTTACCCTCCCATTCCCAAAACTCCGAAGAACTTCAGAGTTTTGGGAATATGATGTCATAATGCACCTACTACCTGTTGGACAACACCCAATACACCGGCCTGTTGTTCTTCTCCATATTTTTGCAGGGTTAAAGAAAACGATATTTTGCGTGCTGTACCGTCTTTTAAGAAATATGTTTGTGTTTCGTTTATGGCGGTTATGCACCATCTGCCAAATGCCATACCGTTGCCGGATATCAACATCAAAGGAATGCCAAGACCTGCCTCGGCACGCATTAGCGTGATCTGGCGCAGGCCACCCTTGAACTGGGGGTATATTTCCCCTTGTAGATTGATTGTTTCTGCACCGTTGCCAATAAATTGTAAGGCCGGACCAGCACCCAGTCGTTCCTGTTCTGCCCAGTTGTATTCTGTGGAACGACTGAGTGTCTGGTATGCCGCGTTTGAGATACAGAACCGGTATGCACCCAATATCATCATCATATTGATATCAAGTGCCGAGTTTAGGTTCAAATCCCCACCAGCAGATTTTAATAAATCCCCAATAGCCATTTGTGTATCCTTAATCAAAGTTTGCGCCACGGGTTCGTCTGGTGGCTTCGTTTTCCCTGTTGTTCAGTTCCGTTTGTACGGCCACAGCAATATCTTCGGCAGACATACCGGCGGCGGCATTTATGGTTATGGGGGCGGATATCGCCACACTAGATGAATTGGAACTGGAAATCTTGCTTTGTGGCAATTCTACTGGTGCGGCGGCATTTGACATTTCGTTGATAACAGAAACAGTATCGCCAATCTTTGGTGGTTTTTCGGTTTCTTCGTCATCGTCCCCAAACGCCCAATTCCATGCCTTGCCAACCCAGCTGTCTTTTAACCAGTCTTTTACACCGTTGAAGATGTCTTTGGCCTTTTCCCAAAGCCCAGTTATCCAATTCCAAACTTGTTTGAATACCTGTATCACAGGTTCAAACAATTGCTTGAAAAACGCAGATATCGGTTTCCAGTATTTGATAATCAAGGCCGCACCAACGGCAATACCTGTTATTATCAATCCAACAGGATTTGTAAGGAATGCTGTTCCAACAGCCTTGATTACAGGTATAACCGCCCCCAGCGCAATCTTGGCAACCGAGAATATGGTTTTTACTTTGCTGAATACACCAACAATTGCCAGCGCGCCGCCTTTTAGAAATGTAAAGCCATATCCCAGCGCAAACGATGCCAATTTGAACGATGTCATGCCGGCAACAGCCAAACCGATATATTTTATTAGGGTTGGGTGCTTTTCTGCAAATTCGGCCAATGAACTTGCCGCTTGGCCAAATATGCCAACCACACTATTTATTGCCGGTAATAATGTGGCACCAATATTGGTTGCCAGTACAGCCATTTGGTTTTTTAATAATTGCAGGTTGTTCTCGGTTGTGGCAGAACGTGCGGCAAATTCTCGTTGCATAGAACCGGCATATTCGGTTTCATTGGCCACCAGTTCAAAGTTTGCTTTTAAGGTGTCTAAACTTTCAACCAATGAATTGATGTGCCTGTTCGCATTTTCCCCGAACATATCAACCATTATTTGCGACCGCTTAACCCCTTGGATTTTAGTCAGCGCATCCAATACAGCCAGCAACGCATCCTTTCCACGACCGCTTTCTATCATTTCGGTGTATTCGGCCATAGATATACCCAGTTGGTCAAAGGCCTCTCGTGCCGCACCAGATGATACAGGAATCAGTTTCAGACGGCTTGCCATCATATTGATTGCTGTACCTGCTATTTCTGGGGATTTGCCCATAGATACAAAAGTACCGGCAAGGGCAGAAACCTCGTTATATGATAAACCAAATGTTTTAGCCATCGCGCCGGCACGCAAATTGACCTCGGTTATTTCTGGTGCGGTGGCGGCAATGTTATTGGATAGATGGTTAATGACATCGCCGACCTTGCTCATTTCAGAAATGGGCATTTGCAACACATTTGATAATTTGGCCATAGATTGGCCGGCTTCATCTGCGGTTATATCAAATGCAACAGACATCTGCGCGGCGGTTTCCGCAAAGGCTGTTAGTTCTGATTTGGCAACACCCAATTGACCGCCGGCCGCAACGATTTGTGTTAGACCCTCCAATGAAAGTGGAATTGTTTCAGACAGTTTTTTAATGTCTGATTCCATCTGTTTCAATTCTTCGGGGCTGTCAAAATCAACAACCTTTTTAACATCGGCCATCGCACTTTCAAACGCAACTGCTGGTTTTACAAGCTCATATAAACTTGTTCCCAATGCGGCGACATCCATTATCTGTGCGCGGTATGAGGCACGATTGGCAAGGTTTGCCTGTTTTTTAGATTCAATGGCCGCCAGTGCCGTTTGTCTAGAACGCAGGGTATCCAAAGCCTTGCCCAGCGCAGATTGTTCCTTGGTCAGTTGTTTCGTATCTACACCGGCTTGTTTTAGGGTTGTGGATAATTCGCTTAAACTGATTCTGTTCTGCTGGTATGCGGTTTTGGCAAGCGCGGCCTCTTTTTTGGCATTGCGAAAACTGTTGGTCAGTTGCTTTGATGGGTTATCAGTTTGCTTGATAGCAGTGGCCAGTTTTTTTACCTCGGCCTCGGCAGTTCGCCACTGTTGGTATGTGGAAACAGTATCCGTGCGCAATTTCTTGAACGATGTGATGTTTTCATTGGTTTTATCCAGTGCTTTTATCGCATTGCCCAATGTTCCCAATTGCTTTTGGGCAGAACCAAATGCGCCCTTGAACCCATTTCCAAGTTCTGCCCCAATTATAACTGATACAGCTGTTTGAACTGCCATTTTAACCCACCATTTCTTTATGTACTAACACCGCTGTTTGGTGCCAGTTGTAAAAGTCTTCTTCGGTCATTTCCAAGATTTCAGATAACCCCCAATGGGTAATAGCCGATAAGACAACTATCTCGTGTTTGAGGTTTCTGGTGCTGAGCCGAAAAAACCCAAATAAACCTTTTGGACGGATGTATAATCTGTTTCATCAAGTTCCTCAATCACTTTTGGGGAAACTTCGCAAAGGTTCGCAAACAGGGTTATTTCCTTTTGCTCGTCTGAACATTTCATTGCCGTAACCGCCAATCTGTCTTTGACTTTTGAACGGCGCATATTTAGTTCTGTATAAGAAACCCCATCAATATTGACGGGGTATTTTAATTTTATGTTGCTCATATCTTGTCCTTTTATATTCCTAGTGCGGCGCGTATCTCGGCCATTTGGTCTGTGCCATCTATATTGCGAACCATGTTATCAACGTCTATTTCAATCAGGGTTGTGCCATCAATATTTAGACTGTAATACCGGCAAGCAACGTTGCATTTGAGCTGACTTTTATCGCCAGCCTTGAATGTGCCAAAGTCCAGTTCACTGAACATGCCGCGCAACTGAATTGTCATTGGTGTTGTGGTTTCGTCATCTACCAGCGCACCACGCAATGTAAGTTGCACAGCATTGCCAGAAATAAGACCGAACTGTTTAATCAGATTTGGGTCGTATTCAACTAAACTGAAACTGCATTCCAGTTTTTCCATTCCCAAATCAATAGAAATGGGGGCATCCATACCCCCAGCTCTCAATTCTTCTGTTTTAATGGTCAGTTTGGGTGGCGACACTTCTTCTGCACGACCTGCATATCCGCGGCCATCAACAAACAGGTTAAAGTTCTTTAAGATTTTCGTCATAAGTTCCCCCTTAATCATTCAAAGATTTCTTGTAAATAATCATCTACCAGACGACTGCGGAAAGTTATATGTTCTGCTGGGTACGGTACGGAATAGTCAAAATCAAATGTTGGCTTTCCTTGCTGGATTTGACTTGCTGTATTTAATGCAGGGTCTGCCCAGCACTGCCCATTGATAATTGCACCGATGTTTTTCAAGTATCGTAAATAGTTATTTACATTCTCGCATACATCTTCAATATAAGTTTTGGTTATATTTCTATCCACAGCCCATAAATGTGCTTTTAATAAACTGTCGTTTATCATATCGGCAATTCTGCGCACACTCAGATAACACCATTTTGCATCCGTACTGGCTGTTCTGTTCCCCCACAGGCGAAATCCGTCTTGCTGGATAACTGTTGCAATGTTATTTTCGTTCAAATAGTTTGCAACGCAGGCTGAATCCCCCAATGTAAAATCAATTGGTTTGGATAATCCAATAATACCGTTGATTGTTTGATTGGACGGCGAATACCAGAACCCACGGTCATTATCTGATTTGGCGATAACACCGGCAATGCGTGCGGAAAATGGTTCTTCAACCACATTGTCGCCTTTCATAACTTTTGCCCATGGATAGATTGAATACACACGCGGACTATTCAATTTGTTTTGATATTGGGTTGCTTGTTCTTTCGTACCATTTGGGCAATCTGCGATAACAATTCCGCGCAATCTTTCTGCGATTATTGTCAGGGCAGATACAACGGCATTAGTTGTTGCGCCGTCTGCTGTGGTATGTGTGAAACCTGGGGCAATAAGTATGCGTGGTTGTACAGCACATTCTGATTGCGCGGCTAATAATGCTTGTGCGCCTGTATATGTTCCATCTGGGTTTGTGCCACCAACGATATCCGCAGTTGTGATTTTTGTTGGGTCTAGTTCCCCGTCATCATCCAAGTGGTCTTCATTTTCTGGGTCGGCAACATTGATAACAACCACCACCGCGCCGGTTTGGTCTAAAATACCATTCAAGGCGGCCGGTATTGTATATCCATCTGTGTCTGCCCCAAATATTTTGATGGCCTCGGTTTTATTACCTAAAATCAAGGTTGGGGTATTTACCGGACCTTGGGGGGCTGTGCCAACCAAGCCGATAACAGATGATGTGACGGTTTGTATCGGTCGTGAGCCACCGTCTAACTCCACGACCTCAATTCCATGTAGAAATTTATCTGCCATGTTTTTACTCCTTTGTAGTGTTGTCTGGGATAAGTTCGTACTTTTTTAAGATGTCTTCAATGTCAGATAGCAATGCCATCGTGCCGGCTTTTTCTGGGATTTCTATGTCGCCGCCATTATTGATTTTCTTTGCATAAACTTTCGACCATTTGGCACCGTAATAGCCAAGTGTGAAACTGTCGTTATATGGGAAAATCCCTAAACCACTGCTAATACCAAATAGGGTGCGGTTATCGCATACAAAATATGCTATTGGCGAATATGTTAAAAGTTCCACCGACCAAGAGTAGTTATGGCCGACAGGTTCGCCGTATTTAACACAAATTGTTGCTATCCGTTCCCTGTGCAGTTCTTTGGCGTGTACACTTATTTCCAATGGTCCTGTCATAATGCCGCCGGACATTGGCATTTTCTTGTCTAATTCATTTTTTAGAGTTTTAGAAAAAGCCCCTTGCTTATCCCTTGTCCAACGAAAGAAATCGCAATTTGTATCTGTCATATTTATATCCTTAAAGTTGCCTTATTCGTACAAATCCAGTTGCACCAGTTCCTTTTAGAAAACTTGTTCCATTCCAACCAACATCGCCCCCTTTGCCGCGCGTTGTATCTTCCGGCCAGTTGTCATTTACACGACCATTAACAGTTCGGGTGGTGGCTGTTGATGAGCCTTGCCCTGGGGTACATGCGTTCGGATTGTTTATCAGTGTTTCCTGCAATGCAGAGCCAGAAACCGAGCATGTTCCAATTGTTCCAACCGTTCTGTTTGCGGCTGATGTTGATGTGGCGCGTATGCTTGCACCAGTACCGCCGCCGGCACTTGCTGTTAAGTTTGTAAAACCTGTGATTGTTGAGGCTGTGCCAGATGCCGCGGTTGTTGTTCCGCCTGAGGCACTGCTGAATGTATCCGATGAGCTGG